GCATGGACAATGCAGACTCTAAAATATTTTTGATGCTAGAAGAAAGACTAATGGGTAAACTAGCAAACCCCATTAGGTCCACAACATAGTTGGGACAAACAAAAACAAAAGACTCAAAACAAAGCCAAGTAAACTAAATGGTAGAAAGAGCGGAAAAGTTATCGAGTATATTGGAACACATAGTTTGTCTGTGTCCACAAAGTGCTACCGCCATCTTGCTAAGATCAGAAAAAGCGAGATCACCTATTCTGTAACTATAATCAAGTGCGTAGGCTATGGCCAACCCATCATTTGCCTCATCAACAAAATAAACTGGTCTTTTCATGGCACTGTATACTTTATAACGCGCCTCCCAACTACACATCTTCCAACCTTCCCCACTTAAAGTGAAGAAACTTTGGGAATTATTCTTGCTAGCATAATTACGAGTTATGTAACAAATATTTTGTATGGTGGTACGCTCAAGAAGCCTCCGAACAGTCTCATTTCTTTCATTGGTAACAAAATAAACATCTGGAAAGACGTTCACACATTGGTAGCTCTTATGTAAGAAATTGATCCTCTTAGGTAGTTGGAGGGACATGGTTTGTATAGCTGTAGCAAAACTACCACCTGAGAGGTGTATGTTAAGAGCATCTTGAAAAGTAGGCAGATCTACTGTTATACCATTCTTGGTGCATGCTTTCTTGATCACGCCACAGATGTCCTTGTAGTAATGCTCACCATGAAAGACAGCTTCGAAGGCTGCTGATTGGCAATTTTCAACTATAGCATCCACTTCAGTCATACCTTTTCTAACCCAATGTAAACGTTCCGTGATATTGATCCTATTAAGAGGACTGACCACATGACCTTGTAGAACGGTAAACTTCCTTTTCAAGAAATCCACCTTACTTATTGGGTAGAAGGGTGACAAAATTTCCTCATCCTTATCAGCACCATTCTTGAGCGTTACACCATAATCTTTAAGAAAATCAGCTAAAATTACTAAGTTAAACTTATCCTTTATTAAATCATTCACAGAAACTATATTATCATCCCCATAAACAGCATAACTAACAAGTTGCTTAAAACTATACAAGGGGTAAAGGTCCATATCATTACTCTTTTTACAAATGGACATATAGGCATAGTGTATAAAAAAAGAATTAACCAATGAATTAACAATTACAGTAAGTGGAAAACCTGATGGTATACCAGAATTAACATACCATAAATCACCCTGTGTTAGTCCATACCGAGTTGAAGCCATGTCCATCAATAAGGATCTAGCAAGATCTCCATTGATAGATAACGTCTTGTCGGTTATGGCCAAGGAATTTTTATTCACAAAACGGTTAGAGATACGTTTGACAATACCCAAGAGAACGCTCCTAGGTGTGATTCCATCAAATCTACTATAATCTCCGTTAAACCAATTTTCTCCTTTGGCACTCAAAGCAAATTGCAAAATACCCCACTCATTACTTAAAGGATTAATACCAACCTTTGTGGGTGTTTCGTTGTGGAGTGCCATCAACTGTGATACAAAACTCAAAAAATACTTCCTAACAAGTATGTTGTAATGTACAGGTAAAATGGTGAAAAGTCGTGTTTTGGGTTTTATGTACACCTTCGACTTGTCAACCTTCTCATCTTTTGGAAAATCTATACCTATAACAGGCTCAAAAATTCCTTGGGACAAATTCCTTTCCATTTTATTCATTTCATTGTGAAGTAAGGAACCTGGGAGTATGTGCCAGTCGCCAGGAGAACCACAAAATAACCAAGACTTGCCAGTTGCACCAGCTGGTCGTTGTGTGCAAAATGGATAACCTTCTGACGTTTGCATAACCAGCGGTTCAGCATAAGGATCATCTTCAATACCATTACACACCTCATCATCAGCCAACTCTTGACAATTAAAATCAGGAATCTCAGAAAAGACTCTATCTAGAGCATCTTCAAAAAATTCCTCATCTTCATTGAAACCATGCGCCTCAACAGCATATTTAAGCATACCTGCTTTAAAAGGATTAAAGTCAGGATCATTACTATGCGCAAGTCGTGGGTCCTTAGTAGTCAATATGGCTGGTTCTGTCGTCATCTCTATATCTATATCCTTAGATATCATTGATGGTACCAGAGATGTCTTCTCAAGAAAATAAGGCGCTGGCCCTGTCCACTTACCAAGTTTGGTAACAGATCCATAACACTCCGATGAGGCTGTTGGTATGCAGTAACATTCAGGTCCTTCACCAACAAGTGTGCCACTCTGAAGTGGTACTTCAGAAAAATCATCCAAAGTGACAATCTGGGAAAAACCTGTTTTTGACATATTTCCAACAACATGCAATCCTAAGAGAATGCAACGACCACCACTCATACAGATGAGAGGGGATGTGCATAGTCCTGGGTAAGTGTCGAAGGTATAGCTGTAGCACGGGGGCATACGAAGGCTTCCAAGTGACCCACAACTGTATGTGTCTTTAGCATGAACCTGAGGTAAATTGGTGAACGGTTGAAATTTTTGCACAAGTTTAGCAACAGATTTACCCTCATAATTTGGCTCCGCTATGACCAAGACAGCATTAACCTGCTTTGGCGCTTCTTGCATATTCTTCAGAAAAATATCCTTTGGCAATGAAGAAAAACATGGCACAGTTAATGGCATTTCCACAATGACTAAGTCTCTATCTTTCAGTTGGATTTTAGGTCGAACCCGGTTATCTATCCAAATTTTTGGCTTGGTGATAGCATAACCATAGAGACTATAGTTGGCGACTGGCATCAAATCAAACACATGCTTTGTTATCAAAAAGTTTCTACCCCCAAGAGCTATGGCATTGTAGACAACTTTTGTCATATCATTTATGAACACGACTTGATGCTTGAGCAGATTTATGACACTTTGGTCCAGTTCAGAAGGCCCTTGACCCTCGTAGTCTGACCATCTTGATGGGAGTCCACTAGTCCAGTACTTGTTAAACTCCTCCTGAGAGGCAAAAGTGTCTTGATCTGGTGGTATATAAGCCTTGCCATAAGCAGGACGATCTTCCCACTTCACACGAATGCCTTGAGTTTTACGGGCATTATCAAAACCAGGGGAATCTTCTGGGCCTTGTCCACTCAAGTTTGAAAAAGATAAAACACCTAAAAGAGTTAAAGCTCCTGAAAACATATACAGAGCAAACTTAATTAAAGTATAACCTACAAGCAAAACGGCACACAAAGCAACACACAAAATCAGCCATTTTGGTAGCTGGGACACAAGCTTCGCACAAAAAGAAATAAATTCTATGTACCATGGCAACTTCTCTTCCTTTGCCTCAAAACTTGGAAACTGAGCATCTGTTTCACTCTTATACTTGAGCTTACAAAACTGATAAATCAGACACTCATAAGGAGTTAAGTCAGAAATTAAAACATTAGAACTATCATTTTTAATTAATGTATATACAAATGTTTCCGTGACTTTTTTGTCCAACATAGAAATTAACTCAGATAAAGTCAGGGACTCCAATTCGGCTTTCCACGCCTCAAAAATGTGTTCATGTTCTATGGGAAAAATGGTTTCTCCTTTGGTGCTATGAGCATATGAAGTAACAATGCGCTCAACTTCATCAACATCCAGCCCTAAGTTGAGTTTACACATGAGGTAATCTCGCAGAAAATCAAAGTCATTAGACCGCACATGGTAAACACCCGTGTGTTGTTGTATAACTTCACCTTCCCTATTGAGATGTGTCATAAATTGCTCAGCACAAACTGCATAAAACTCATCAGGCGTTAGTTGCACGGGATCAACACAAGGCCGAAACGCCTTATCCAAGTAGAGCTTATCTTGTGTGCGTGGTTGTAGTAATATGTACTCATTAAAATGAGGTTTATCTTCAACACGAACAACTTCAACCAGCACGTGCCTTCTTCGGAGAAAACCATCAAGATTGGCTCCCAATTTGACCTCAGGATGTGGTAACCTTCTATTACCATTAGAGATAATAAGTTTTGAGTTAAACATAATGTTCTTATCTCCAAGCGCTGCCATATTAAGTGTCAAAGGGTTTGGCCCCACCAAATCAAGCATAGTGACTTCATCACTATAATCTTGAGTTGGGTGAGCGCCAAACTCATCCATAACAAAACATGGCTGGTGAAGGTAGCCATTAAGAAACTTGGAAGCTACGTTTCGTGTAACGAAGCGCAAGCTTTGTGGCTCCTCAATAACATCCAAAAGATAATTACCCAGTGGTAGAGTCGCCATGGACTTTCCTGTGCCTCCTTTCTCAGAATACAAGTGCACCCAAAAAGGGGGAATACGTCGCTGATCAAACAGGGAGGCTCTAGAAAGCGCATTATGTGCATCCCTGAGCAATGTTGATAAGCGAGTAAACTCATTCAACATGAGACGAGGTGCACTCCGAGCAATCCTTGGGTGGAAGAATGCCTTGGTAAGTCTTTCCTGCTTATCGACTAATAATCGCAAAATCTTGAGTCGCTCACAGGGCGAAATGACCATGGAATCATAAGTATCCACAGCATATCTTTCGACTTTCTTTGCCCAGTCCAGGAAATCTTCTTCACACAAATACTTGAGTGTATGAATAGCTGTAACTGAATCATCGCCTAGTAAAGCAAGTGCATCATGAAAGGCGTCCATCCAGCTGACAACCATTTCCTTCATATTAATGAAGAAGTCCTTACCATGGTTGGCACTCCTGCTCAAGCTACCTATGGAGTTGAACAAAGCTACAGTTTCCTTGGCTCCTGAGGGCACTAACCTGGAAATAAGTTTATATAGCGCTTGAAAGCACCAAGTTATGCCCTGTCCCTTTTTGGCATCCTCCTGCAAATCAGCAACAATACCTGCGACAGCTCCATAGGACTTATTTTGGCTTAAAAACCGAATAAAGTCATCAGCGACTAACGCACACAACTGTACATCAGCAGCTTGCTCTAAAAAACCATTTACAGTAAAGAAAAGAACAAACAAACCTGTTACAAGAAATGAAAGAGTTACTACAGGTAAACCTAACTGGGAGACTAAGAAAGTAAATACTTTACATATACAAATAACAGCTAATAAAAAGAGAAATCCCAAGACTAAGGACGCACCAACAGCTGCTGCTAACCAGTGTTTTTGCAGCATGGCATAGCAATTTTCTTTAAGATTATTAAAAACCTCAAAGAAAGTTTGCTTAAAAGGGCCTAATACTATGACTAAAGGATTCAAACTATGCAAAATCTTATTTACAAATAATGTGAAAGCTCTGTAAGTGCCGTCAACAGCACATCGAACTTTGTCCTTTACGAATTGCCAAGGACCCTCACCTCTTTTCCCCTCATAAAAAGAATCAAGAAATTCCCAATTTGGTTGAGATTTTTCAAGCAACATTTGTTGTTTAAGGGATTGGCGTGAAGGTACACTATTTTTCGCCTTTATTGTTCGCTCAGCGTTCTTAGCATGAAATTCAAAAGGAGTTCTATGCTTTGAAGGTTTGAAATTAGCACAGTGGCGATCCATAACGTGCCACCACAAGTCGATAGCTTCCATTGTATCAGTACAATGTTCAAGGTAATATGTAATGGGTAATTCAAAACATGTAATACCTCCTGGTAGTTGTGTTTGCAACAACCAGTTCAAATAACGACTTGCATTGATTTCATTCCGGAAATCTAAGTATCCGAAACAAAACTGAGCTCGGCATGTGATGCCGTGAGAGCAGGAACGAGGGGAGGACTCACTTACTGAATCCGAAGGCTTTTCCAGGGAAGACACAGAATCTCCCGAGGAGTAACCAGTTTCCTCAGTGTCGGAAACTGGTCCAGGACCTAAGACAAAAGAAAAATCCTCTTTAGGTAAGAAAGAGGAAAAAGATCGACGGCATTTACTCTGCCGCCTGGAGGTGGCACACTTAGTGCCAAGAGAGGCTGCCTCTGGTGTGGGCAACAGGGGCTCAGTAATTGGTATCGAAGATACCACCTGAACAGGAAGGGAGAGGAACTTGCATTCCTCCATAAAAGCCTTAAAAGCTCGTTTTCTACAACGAGCCTTAAAGGCAGCCCTTCTTAAAGCGCGCGCCTGAAGCGCGCGAGACAAAGGATCAGCATCCTTCGCGAGAACAGCGTGCTCCATATCCTGGAGCACGCGTGAGCCCTCCCATGACGTGAGAGGGGAACAGAGACTACGTCCGTAGTCTCTAAGAAAGAGGGATTCCTGAGATTCCCTCTTAGGACCAGCCACAGATTTGGCTGGCAGGCTTTTGGTGGCAGGAGCCTTAAAAAGCATCCAGGGAGCTTGTAGCTCCCTCATGGATGCAGCACAGAGGCGGAGATCCGCCTGAACACGCTCAGCTTGAGCGGCAGCATCAGCAGCTCGGGCTCGAGCCAAGCAAGCAAGCTCGATTCTACGAGCTTGAAAGCGGGTCATAGGACCCGCAGGAGAGGAGTAATACTCCTCAAAAGAAGAGACAGCATCAATCCCGGTTAGAGGATCAAAGCTGCCAAAAACAAAGTTGTAAGAATTCATAATGAATTCAAAGTTTATCGGTAGCGAGAATGATGTAGAAAAAGGTGAATTGAGAGAAATTGAGAGTTCAAACAAAATATTAGACTTCAATCACT